AGAAATGTTCGGAATTCGAATCCTCAGTTTTACCCGCTCCATTTCTTTTTTACCTAAAGGATAAGAGTAAATGTCGTCTTATAGCGAATACCTCGGGCGCATGAAACAGCGAATGGTCACGATTACGGATACGCGCCCGCATCGTGACGCAGGACACCAAACTGAAATCGTTCGCCGTCTGGCTGCCTCCGGAAACCTTGAGACCGCAGTTGCAAATACCGCCTGTTTGTTGCCCCTGAATGCTCCCTCTACGCGCGGTTCATCAGGATACAATCATGGAGGTGGTCACAAGGTTCAGTCAATGTCCACGTATGTTGCATACAAGGCTGGTCAGGCTGTGGCGCAAGGTGCATTACCGATCAATGCAAAGGCATCACAGATCACGAATACTATGCCGTGCCTTTCATCATCTCAACTTCCTGAAATTAATGACAGGATTGCTGCGGATCCGACTGGATTTGGTGCGATTTATAACGCTAGACAGTTAGGAGATAAGGGCTACAACACCTGTCTGACGTGTGGTGCTATCCGCAAGTCACAGCTTGCATCTGGTTGCAACTGCCGTTTGACGGTGGCTCAGGCGGCGGCCCTGAAGAGCACAATCCAGTGGCCTCACACGGCGGATCCTAGCGCTTAAACACCCTTGTAGAAAGGTAAGTATGTTGACGGTGTATACCTACAAGATACCCAAACCAGCCGGATGTTTTGACTTGTCTATTCTTCCCCTCGACAAGTGGATGGATACTGTATTGGATATCACTGCCCACCAAACAACAGGTGTTCTTTGGTTTGGCTATCTGGACGGGTGGATGTTGACGCCACATGAAGAAGTTGTCTTGCGAAAAGCAATCCGTCAGTTTGACTGTATTTTAATTACACAGTTCCCATTTTCACTCTCTCAGGCCTGGAAAAACGAAATCGATTGGGTCTACACAGTCCAACCCAATGGATCAGCCAACACTCACAACAATGGTCGTCTTATATACGATGGGAGTTCGCCTCAACACCGACACGCTAGTTCAGGATCTCCCTCTTACGGATTCGGTGATCAAGATCGAAAAGCAGGGGGTTCTGAAGAGAGGATCATCAAAGCGAGACCTCATCAAGCGAAGGGCAAAGACAACTCCGCCTAAGCGCACAACCGGTTTTGGACACAATTCAATTACAGTTGTCGTCATGTCAGACGGCAATGGCAAGTTTCCTCGCAAGGAGATTACTGTTAAAATCTTCCAGAACGGAGTGTTTCACATCACGGGCGTTCTTGATGAGTCCTATGACCGAGATGTGACTACGCGGTTGCGTACACACATCTTGGAGCACTGTCCTGGAGCTGTGATTTCTGGAGAGTGGACCGATGTTCGTCGTGTGGTTTTGATGAATTACAAGACGAAACTGGTGGATACAAAAAATCTATCTCGCGATGCGCTCTATGCGTCGTTGCGTGGAAAGGGCGTTACAACGGTGTATGAGCCGGCAGTCTATCCTGCAGTGAAGATCTACTTCCCAGAGACCAAGTGGATTGCAAAGGTCTTTCGAACGGGTCAGATTATCTTGACCGGAATGACCACTCACGATGAGTGTGCGTCATTAATGACAAAGTTAAAGCCACTGGTCGGAGTATAGATATGCCCCAAACAACTCGTGAACTGACTGAGGCGGAAGTGATCGCCGGATCCCGTGGAATCAATGACCAAGATCTTACTGCTACGCAGATCCAGGCACATGTTCGCAACATGGATGCGTCCAAGGCAAAGTGGGCTCATCTGAAAGCGAACAAGGTTCAATATGAGGAGAAGCTTCAGGAGGATAATAAGGTCCTCTACTTCAATTACCCCTCCCTTTTTCAAATGCACGCAGAGGATCGGTTGGATACGACCTTTTTCGAGATGCTTGCACTGAAGCGGAAGATTGAGAAGGGCGAAATCACCCCGGAGCAGGCTACTCAGGTGATCGGAACTAAGCTGTCACAACGGTTTGTTCCTGAACTGGCGCAGGGGCAACCGCAGGCATCGACGATGTCATATGAAGAGTATTACAGGCAGACTCGCTAGAGTTCCAGACCTCGTGTGCATCTGTACTTTTGTACACTAAGAAGAAGTACTTGTAAAGCTGGTCCCACGTGCAATCTGACATTGCATAGCACTTCATCCGACTTAGCTTGAGTCCATCTAGGATCCCACAGAGGTCCTCTTTGGACATACTGTTTTCCAATACTAAGAAGTCATTCTCGGGGTTTTCATAGAGGGCGCGAACCTCCTCTATGCATTCCATCAGACACTTATACCCAAGAATACAGTACTGCTTTTTGTAGTTCAGATTGATCAGTGCATTGCAGTATTTATTTGTGAAGTTCTCGCGCTTCCACATTGGCAATGCCCACCAATTCTCAGTGGGCTCCTCAAATCCACCCTTTGCGCGCATGACCTCATCAATCTTGAACTCATTGTACGCCTGAGGAACAATGTGATGGGGTGTTAGGCGATTGATCTCCGAGTTTCGGATCAGTGAAAAATTGTTCCACCCATCGTTCATGTACTGAATGTACGCAAGCTTATGAACGCGAGCCATCTTGGTCTTCACGGCTGTGCGAAGCAGGAGTTCAAGATCATCACAGATAGGAAGGAACTCTGAGTAGTTTCCTATCTCATTCAGGGTTGAACGACGCCAGATCCGCGGGTGATTGGGAACGCCCACGATATGCGACAGTGTATAGTTATTGATATTTGGAGTCGAAATCACATTCACCCATGTCCCGTTGTACTTCTGACAGTAGTACCCTGCATACCCAAGACCAAAATGATCGCCATAGGTGTGCGTAGCTCCATTCTCATACAAATGAGCTGTATCCATAAAGACAAATCCTACCTCCTGATCCTCGTCAAAGACCTTCGCTGCATCTGCAAGGCAATCGACCAAAATCTCATCGTCGTGATCAAGCTCAAGAACATACTTACCCCTACACATGGACGCCGCCTCGTTCTTCACATTTCCAATATTCCCACTATTCTCTGATCTACGATACAGGCGAATACGAGGATCCTTCTTTGCAAGACCACGCAAGAACTCAAAGTGCTTGTCATCCGGAGAGTCATCAACGACCACCCATTCCCAATCCTTGAGCGATTGTGCCTTCAAACTGTTATAAGGACGGTAGAACTTTTGGTACGAGTTGTAGCAGGTTGTAAAAATTGAAAAGATAGGACGGGTGATCTGCTGTGGGAGCAAACAGTTGTGAATGTAGCAATAGTTTACACCTCGATTGAAAGCGTCAATGTCCTTGATGTTATCGGAAAAGTGAAGCCATCTCAGTCGCATGCGATTCACTATGTGTCCCATTCGTCCATAGTACTCTGCCTCTGACTTTCCATATGTCACAATCAGGTGATAATTCACATCAAAAAGTTTAAGAACATCCTCTGGATTGGATGTTGGGTTAATTGTACAGTTAAGTCTCTCTTCGTTCGCTGCGAGGAAGGTGTCAATTGAACTATACTCTTCATCGCGGAAGAAGAGAATGTTTGGATATTTCATTATTCTATTTCATTTCTTTACTGCGTAAGCTCTGTCCGCAACTCCACAAGCATCTTGCCAAGTACGTTCTTACCAGGCCACTTGGACGGATCGTTTGCCTTAGCTGTATCTGCGGAGGTTCCGATGCCCCAGTACTTGTCACGAGCAGATGCCTCGCCAATCGGTCGCTTTCCAGTCTCCAAGAGCTTTGTCTTGAGATCCGGATGCTGAATAAACTTAGCCTTGACCGCCATGCGCATAATACCGTCCTTGGTCTTGTCCCATTCCTCCTTCACAAAGTCCTTGACCTTCTTACCAAGCGCCTTGACAGCCTTGGGTGAAGGCGTCTTCAGGATCTTGTCGGCAATGGCTCCATCACCGAACTGCTTAGCCTTCGCCCATTGGAAGTAGTGCTCAACGGTTGGGAATGTCACGGAATCAATCTGGAAAGGCGCCTCGTACATATTAGAAAGTGCACGCCACTCACCCTTACCCTCATCCGCTCCGAAGAACAGCACCGGCTCGGCGCCCGGCTCAACCACCTTCTTGATGATCTTCTTCTTTGGCAATGCCTTGGCTTCAGATGGCTTCTCTTGCTCCGAGCGCTCATCCTTGACTTCGGGCTCGGGCGGGGCGACCGGAAGTGTAGCCTCCTGCTTCTCAGTTTCCTTGGGCTTCTTCGGCTCCTTAGACCTCTCAAATACGAAGCTCCTGTGAAGGAAGCTGAATGCCTGATGCTCCTGGGTGAGTACGATGCCGTTCTGATCAGAATAGTGATCCGCAAACATTGTGCTCCCGACCAGGTCATATCCAGCCTCCTTAAGAACTGCCGTCATCTTCTCAAACGGCACCAGGTACTCCTTCTGCGGTTGCTCAAAGCTCTCCAGCTTGACTGAAATCGCCTGACCAAATTCCTCTGTCCATCCTGTTCCATCATCATAGTCCTTGACGAACTCACCGAAGATCTGGCGACCCGCACGGAACATATGGCTCTTCTTACCCAACATCAGTGCGTAGACTGAAGCGCCGTCCAAGCACGTGCCGAAGAACATTCCCTTTCCGTGGGTCTCGAGATTAGACACGAATATCTTGAATGTCTCCTCTGACTCACATGCATAGTGGATCGCCATCTGACAGGAGATAGCATCAAACTCCGTGTGTCCTGCAAACTTGGAGAGATATGGCGTAGGAGCCGGCTCAGTTCCCGTCACAATGTTTGCATACTTGTTATCGCCTTCAAAGAGAGGCTTGGTCATATCTCCATTGATGAAGAGCACTGGAGGCAGGTACTCATTCGGGTGATTCATCTTCTCCTTCAAGTAGCGGACACATGCTCCCTGACGAGGCGAGAGCAGACAGGCCGATGACGAATCAATACCTACAACCAGCGATGGCTTGGTCCTTTTCCACTTCAGAAGATCACCGGCGCGCCCCACTGCAAGCTCTAACAGGGAATCACCCGACTTGATCGCAGACCGATACAGGCTGTCCTTGATCCGATTGTGGAACCCATAGACGTCCTTGAGGATCCGGTCGCGTGCATCCAGATTATCACGGTAATAGAGATCGTCCTCAAAGGTTGAATCAGGAGGATTTGCAACTAGATCGCGAATCATCTCCTCCGTAATCGGCACGTGAATGTTGGTCCAGATTGAGTCAGCGACCGAGATATCATTGCCAAACTGCGGGCGACCCAGAACGCGATACTGGTGGGTCTTGTCGTAGCGGGTGCGCATGATATTCCAACGACCCTTGTCCGTGTCGTAGGAGCACTCAATGATCGTATTGTCCTCTACACGATTTCCATCCTGGTCAATTGGAACGCCCCTCTCATTCAGCGGGAGAGACACAATATGTGCTTCAGGAGCCTTGGGAACCATTGGCTGAAATGGAGAGGGAACACGATCCTGACCACGGTGCTCCGGAGGAATCTCAGGTGGCGTATACTCACCGGTCATCGTCTCACAGGGGTACACGATATCGCCTGGAGTTCGTGAAACATACAAGGTTCCCTTGACGACCCGCTTCTCCAGAACAGTATCAAAGCTCTCACCGGGCTTGAACTTGACCAGGAAATCAATACTGTTATGACTTGCAGGCTTCCACTTATAGAGGTTCAGCCATGTACGACCCTTACGCTCCTTCTCCGGGGCGACCGGTGAAGACTTGGGCGTGAAGATAAGACCATCTGTTGGATACTCAAACGCCGTATCCAGGATCTTGCGAATTGCCTCCTGCATCGCCGGTCCATCACCCGCAAGGAACATCTTGGTCACCACTCGCAACGGCTTGTTGGATGGGAGAGCTGTGAAATCCGTTGAGATCTGAGCAACGAACTCGCGGGCGCATGCAAGACGCGAGGGTCCATCTGCAAGCAGCGGTAGGCGACGAACGTCCTTGTTCCGGAACCAGTACACATCAAAGATGCAGAACATGTTACGATCAGCAAGATACTCGCCATCGATAATATCACCGACGTGAATGTCATTGGTTGCCGTCAGACCAGTCCAAGTGACCACTGAACTAGGTGTGATACGCAAGACTCGCTTGTCTCGCATGACGACTAAGAAACAGCGCTCACCATCTGCCTTGTTGGTGACCGTGTAGCCGGTCAGAATGTTGTTTGAGCGATCTGTCTGAAGGTGGCGACGCTCCAAAGTCACTGGATTAATGAACGGTGTTCGCGTCATCTCAAACTCCATTGCATAGCGCTTGGAGTCAGCATTCGACAGAAGGAACTGCGATCCCTGGAACGCTGACAGGACCGGAGCCACGTGCTTGATCATCGAATCGACGATGACTTCTGCTGACTTGGTGCGGTCCACAACCTCCAACTCTAGCTCGTAGCTGGGCGTCTGTTTGAGGATCTCGGCAAAGGTCTTGGTCTGCTTGGTCTTGGACTTGCTCTGCGAGAAGTCGTAGCGCACCACACCATCCAAGCTCGTCCAGGACTTGCGGTGGAGGATACGGACGTGGGAGGCAGCATCCATGGGGGCGCCTGAGAAATCCTTACGAAGATGCTCTTCGTGACGAAGTGTGAAGCGGACCGAAGCGTCGGGGAGGTCAATCATATCAGACTTTCCAGAGATTGCCGTGACAACCTCAAAGTAGCGACGCTTTCGCTCAACCTCAAGTTGAACCCCTCGGAAACTGCCGGTGGTACAAACCTTGTGAATGTTCTCGGCTCCAACGACAACTACGCGAAGTCCGTCGGAATAGGAGAAGGTTGCGCGATGCTCCTCCACTGGAGCACCACGGGAATATAGCTGGATAGTGGAGACGATGCGATCTGCAACGTCCTTAGTGTGAATCTGACTGGGAAGAATTTTGCACTCGAGTTCTGCGTGGGTGTCCTTCTTAACGAGCGAAGCAAACTCCTTGAGATTGTTTCGTGCGGTAGAAGGGAGAAGGGACTCCATTTGCCTTATCTTTAGGTGTGAAGGATTTACATCCATTTTAACTCCTACGTTCGTAGGTCTTTCTTTCAAGTGCATCAGCCTCCATCATCTTGTGTTGGTCAAGGTAAAAAGCAATCATTTTCTCGATTTCGATGATACACTCATCTGGAAGAACATCTGATGAAATG